AGAATTTCTTACAGAAAAAAATGCTAATGAAGATATAATTAATCCTTCAATTCAAGTATTAGGAGGTCAAAAAGAAATAACTCAAAAAGTAGAACAATACTATAAAGAATATAGTATATGTAAACCGTGTCCTACATTTCATATGTCATTAACCGATGCTTCTTTCGTAAAATATGGTATTAATTGTTTTTTAGCAACAAAAGTTTTATGGTACAATGAACTATATGATGCCGTAGATAATTTTGGCGGAAACTTTGGTAAGATTATAAACGCTATAGGTACAGATCCAAGAATAGGTCAATCTCATACAAGAGTACCAGGATTTGACGGAAAAAGAGGTTTTGGCGGAGCATGTTTTCCAAAAGATTTATCTGCTTGGATTAACTTTACAAATAGTATGCCTATATTAGAATATGTTATAAAAAAGAATAATATGTATAGATTACAATACGAAAAAGATGATAGAGAAAAAGAACAAAACGTGAGTTATGAATGAAGGTCTACATTACTGGTATTGCTGGATTTATAGGATATCATTTAGCAATAGAATTAAACGCATTTTGTATGGATATTGTCGGCTGTGATGATTTTAATTCATATTATAATCCTAAGTTAAAAGAAAATCGTGCAGATCTTTTAAAATTTTCAAGTATAAGAGTAGATAATAAAGATATAATCTATTTAAGTGAAAAAGATTTTAAAGATATTGATGTTATAGTACATTTAGCAGCATATGCCGGTGTAAGAAATTCATTAGAAAATCCTGATGATTACGTAAATACAAACATATTAGGAACTCAACACGTAATTAAACTAGCAGAAAAATTACAAATACCAGTTGTATATGCTTCTTCTTCAAGTGTTTATGCCGATCAAACACCACCTTTCACAGAAGATATGGAATTTAAACATCATAAAAATCCTTATGCTTGGTCTAAATATGTTAATGAATGTCAATTTAAACATAGTAACTTATCATCATCGATAGGATTTAGATTTTTTACAGTATATGGACCGTACGGTCGACCAGATATGGCTCTTCATAAATTTACCGATCAAATTATAAATGATCAAACTATTGAAGTTTATGGACATGGAGAAATGTCTCGCGATTTTACCTATGTACAAGACATCGTAAATGGTGTACAATTACTCATAGATAAAGTGAAAAGAATTAATACGCATGAAATATTTAATATTGGAAGTGGAAAAAGTATACCACTCATGAAGTTTGTATCATTGATCGAAGAAAATTTAGGTCGTAAGGCAAAAATTAAATTTAGTGATATGCACAAAGCAGACATTCGTCATACATTAGCCGATATAACCAATATTAAAAAATTAGGCTATGTACCAATGACGAATATAGAAAATGGAATTCGTGATTTTGTTGAATGGTATAAAAATTATTATAAGAAAAATTAGGAGACACGTATGTCGATAATGGATAAATTAAAAAAGAATAGTAAAGTACAAGCTACTGATATTCTTTCTGAAAGTAAATTTTTTACAGAAAAAGATATGGTAGCAACAGACGTTCCAATGATGAACGTTGCTTTATCTGGTACAACAGAAGGCGGCTTAGCACCCGGTTTGACAGTATTAGCTGGACCATCAAAACATTTTAAAACTTCTTTTGGTTTGATAATGGCTTCTGCTTATTTAAAAAAATATGAAGATGCTGTATTATTATTTTATGATTCAGAATTTGGTTCACCTCAATCTTATTTTGAGCAATTTAATATTGATACTTCTCGTGTTTTACATACTCCAATTACCAATGTTGAAGAATTAAAATTTGATATAATAAATCAATTAGAAGGTATAGATCGTAATGATAGAGTTATTATTATGATTGATTCTGTTGGTAATTTAGCTTCTAAAAAAGAATTAGAAGATGCTATTAATGAAAAATCAGTGGCTGATATGTCAAGAGCAAAAGCTCTTAAGGGTTTATTTAGGATGTGTACACCATATTTAAATATGAAAAATATACCACTTGTTGCAGTAAATCATACCTATAAAGAAATAGGATTATTTCCTAAAGATATCGTGTCTGGTGGTACTGGTATATATTATAGCGCTGATAATATATGGATTATTGGTCGTCAGCAAGATAAAAAAGGCACAGAGATTCAAGGTTATCATTTTATTATTAACGTAGAAAAGTCACGTTATGTAAAAGAAAAATCTAAAATACCTATTTCAGTTTCTTGGGAAGGTGGTGTTTTATCTTATTCTGGTTTACTTGATATTGCTATGACTGGTGGTTATGTAACTAAACCTTCTCCTGGATGGTACGCACGCGCAGGTGAAGATAATAAAGTTAGGCATGAAACAACTTTAATAGAAGATTTTTGGAAACCAGTTTTTGAAACCACTGATTTTAAAGACTACATTAAAAGTGCATTCAAAATTGGAGGTAATAGGAGTATAGATATTGAAGATGCAAGAGAATAAAGATTATGAACTTATTCCAAGCTCTAGTGATTCACACGCATGGCATATTAGAATATTAACAGGAGATTTTGTTGAAACTGTAATTAAATATGGTACCGTATCTTTTGATGGAAAAAGAAAACAATTTACATATGATTTTAGTATTATAGAAAGTCCAGATATAAATTTAACAATAGATAATGAAGATCTACATTTTATACTTGCAAGAATATTAGAAGATATTATAGAACGAGGTGAAAAAGACGGTTGGGTAAAATTAGAGGAAAAAAAGCGAATTGATGAATACGAGAATAGAACAGACGATACTTCGAAAATTATTAACTGACGATGAGTATATGCGAAAGGTTTTGCCTTTCATTAAGCCAGAATATTTTGAAGGACCGTATAAGACATTATTTAAAGAAGCAGGTAAATTTGTTGATAAATACAACAAGTTACCGACTCGAGAAGCGTTCTTAGTAGAATTAAATGAACATTCTAGTTTAAGTAATGAACAATTTTCAACAGCAGTTGATATTGCTCAGAACTTATTTGATGGTGACGAAGTTGATGAGAAATGGCTTTTAGAAAATACCGAGAAGTGGTGTCAAGATAGAGCAATATATAATGCAGTTATGGAATCCATCTCAATTATAGATGGTAAACATGAAAAATTAACAAAGAATGCTTTACCTAGTTTGTTACAAGATGCATTAGGTGTGGCATTTGATACACAAGTGGGTCACGATTATGTCGAACAAGCCGGAGAAAGATTTGAATTTTACCATAAGGAAGAAGACCGTATACCGTTCGATCTGGAGTATTTTAATAGGATCACCAAACGTGGGGTTCCTAATAAAACTCTTAATATTTGTCTTGCTGGCACTGGGGTTGGTAAATCTCTTTTCATGTGCCATGTAGCAGCAGCTGCATTAAGTGATAATTATAACGTTTTATATATTACAATGGAAATGGCTGAAGAAAGAATAGCCGAACGTATTGATGCGAATTTATTAAATGTCCCGATTGATCAATTAGACAAAATGTCTAAAGATATGTTTACTACTAAAGTTGAAGATATATCTCGTAAAACGAACGGTAAACTTATTATAAAAGAATATCCTACTGGTGCTGCTCACTCTGGACATTTTAGATCTTTGCTCAATGAATTAAAATTAAAAAAACAATTTAAGCCTGATATTATTTTTATTGATTATTTAAATATATGTGCTAGTTCAAGAATGAAGGGTTTAGGTGGTGCAATTAATTCATATTCGTATATAAAAGCAATAGCAGAAGAGTTAAGAGGTTTAGCAGTAGAATTTGATTTACCTATATTTTCTGCAACACAAACAACTCGATCTGGGTTTTCAAACTCAGATGTTGGATTAGAAGATACTTCTGAAAGTTTTGGTTTACCTGCAACGGCTGATTTGATGTTTGCTTTAATATCTTCTGAAGAACTTGATAGAATGGGACAAATGATGGTAAAACAATTAAAAAATCGTTATAATGATCCTACACAGCATCGAAGATTTGTTATTGGCGTTGATAGAAGTAAAATGAAACTGTATGATATTGAAGAAAGCCAACAAACTTTGGCTGATGATACGCCAGTTTTTGATAAAACACCTACTGGTAAAAAATTTGAAGGATTCAAACTATGATTAGGAGGTTTAGATGAAATTTTTAATAGTAGCAATGATGACATTAATTAATGCTGAAAGTGGTACACGTGATCTTTATGTGTTTGACTCACATAAATTTGATACATGGAATCAGTGTGCTAGATTTAGTCAAATTAACGCATTTCCAATAATGCGTAGACTTTTTGAAGAATTTGGACCAGATAATAAACCACATATGGTATCATGTGTAACTGAAGATGTTGTTAAACAATTAATTCAAGAATTAGAAGTTACAACATGAATATAAAACTTATAAGTTATAGTAAACCGTATGAAACTATGGAAGGAGTAGATGATGCCCAAGATCTCATTGCGTATTGCGCCCGTGTTTCCAATCCATCGAACCAAACCAACAAAAAAACGTCAGAAAAGCTCTTACGTTACCTTATCAAAAACAAACACTGGTCGCCCTTCGAAATGGTTAGCGCTTGCTTGGAGATAGAAACAACTCGAGATATTGCTAGACAGATGTTAAGACACCGATCATTTTCATTTCAAGAATTTAGTCAAAGATATGCTGATCCTACTGATGACTTATCTTTTGTGACTAAAGAATGCAGATTACAAGATAAAACAAATAGACAAAATAGTATTGAAATAGAAAACGATCCTAGTATACAAGGAGATAAATCAAAAGAAGAATTAATTACTGAATGGCAAAGACGACAAGTTGGTATCATAAATCAATGTAAAGAGGCCTATAAATGGGCTGTTGAACATGGTATCGCAAAAGAACAGGCACGTGCAGTTTTACCAGAAGGATTAACTAAAAGCAGATTATATATGAACGGAACATTAAGATCTTGGATTCATTTTATAGAATTAAGATCATCGAATGGAACACAGAAAGAACATAGACTTGTTGCACTTGAATGTGCAAAGGTTATTTCAGAAATATTTTCAAGTGTTAGATAATAACGTATAAATAAACTCTAAAAAAGGAGTAAAAATGACAAAGATAATTGATCCAATAAAATTTTCTGAGACAGTGGGCCGTTTACGGTCCTTTTTTTTGCAAGAAAAGAATTTCTTAGAAGTACATACACAAAATAGATTAAGCATATTAGCTGCGTGTGAAGATCCTGAAACAGTTGCAATATACAATTATGATGGTAATATATGGCCATTACCTCAAACCGGACAAATGTGGTTAGAATATGAACTATTAAAAAATGGTAGTCCAGAATCTCCTGGTTTCTTTTGTCTTTCTACAAGTTATAGACAAGAACCTAATCCAATAGAAGGAAGACATGAAACAATCTTCCCAATGTTTGAATTTGAAATGCCAGGCAATATCGATAATTTAAAACAATTAGAATATGAATTGTGTGATTATATGGGATTTCCTAAATTAGAAGAAAAAACATATGAAGATTGGTGCACAGAATTTGGTACAGAAGAACTTGATAATTATCACGAAAAACAAATTGACTTTGGAATGATTACTAAATTTCCGGAACACACTTCCCCTTTTTGGAATATGACAAGAAACGAAGATGGGAAAACGAGTCGAAAGATTGACGTTATATTAGATGGTATGGAAACAATTGGATCAGCAGAAAGAAGTACAGATATAGATCAAATGAGACACACGTTTGAAACTATTTCAGATGGTGGATATGCCTCATTGCTTTTCGATTTATTTGGAAAAAAACGGGTGCAAAAAGAACTTGACGAATTTTTAAAATTTGATTTCTTTCCAAGAGTTGGTGGTGGAATAGGTGTAACAAGAATAATTTCTGCGATGGATAGAGTTAAAACTAAGTTAGCTGCATAAACTAATCTGGGATGGCGGAATTGGTAGACGCAGTCGACTGTTTATCGACCGTTAGATAATAATAAGTGTAAAAAGTTATTTATCTGACGTGAAGGTTCGAATCCTTCTCCCAGAGCCAAATGCTACATATATGTAACAATATTAAATTAATTTGAAAAAAACGCATTTAGGGGGTTTACATTTCTAAAAAAAGTGTTATATTAATACTATAACAAGGAGAAATTATATTATGATTGATACACCAATATTTGATAAAATACATTATTTAAGCGCAGGTGAAGGTAAATTAGAACTTCACAATAATACAGGAATTGTATGTGCATCTAACGATCCATTAGAATTAGCAGAAGCTTTTATTACTTTTGGATATTTTGATTCATTTAGAACTTCTTCAAGTTTTGATTTCGGTGTAGAATCTGGTTTCGAGTATGATTCAGCTGTACACGATTTATTTGAAAAAGCTTTTACTGTATTAGAAGGGTTAGTTTAATGTCAGCACAAAAAAGATATTACGAAGAACAGGCAGAAATCGAAATTGATGATATTATCACAACTTTAGGTGACGGTCATATCAGCATTGATACTGCAGCTAAAAAAATATTAAAAGTTCAGAATGTCGAAATGACTGGTTTAAATGAATATAATGTACATGATTATTTATTTGAAGTTGAGGGTCAAGGACATGCTTAAAGATTTATTTAGTGGCTTATTGCTTATAGTATTTGCATTAGGTTGGTTAGATTTTGGACAAGGATCACAATATACATGGTGGTCATTAATGCAATATGTAGGAAGTAATATATAATGAATATACCAATGGAAATACGAGAATTATTAGAGGCAGATATGTTTGATCCAAAAAAATGTTTTCACGATTTAAGAGCAAAAGCTGAACACGGTTCTCCTTTAGATCGTGGTAGTGCAGATCGCTACTACGGTCGACCTTATGATCCACATTATTGGCCAATGGGTACAAGTCACGGTATCAAAATTGAAGCTGAACAAATGGATCCACTTCAAGTTGCTGAATACACATTTGGTTATGAAAATGAAACTGATAGAAAAAATTGGAGATGATAGAAAATTTATCCCCAAATAGAATGATGGCATATTTTTTAATGTCATCATATCTTTATTATGAAAAAGATAAATCAGTATTAACTGATTACCAATTTGACACTCTCTGTAAAAATCTTATTGAAAAGTGGGATAAGGTTACTCATCCGCATAAAAAATTAATTAGCATCGAAGATCTAAAAGCTGGTAGTGGTTATAGAATAAAGTATACCAATATGATTATGGATGCTGCCACACTTTGGTACAAGGAAAATACATGAAAATAGATTATAAATTTAATGAAGACAAAGCTATAAGAGATTTAGCCACACATATAGATTCAACATATAATAGTCATTACTCTAAAGAAAAATTCCAAGCAGCAGAATTTATCGTTGATGGCGGGCACGGCACAGGATTTTGTATTGGTAATATTTTAAAATATGCACAACGTTATGGAAAGAAAGGTAGTCATTCTGAAGCAAGGAAAGATTTAATGAAAATACTTCATTATGCAATTATTCAACTACATGTACATGACTTGAAAAGTTCAAATTTAGATCAAAAAAACGCGTTTGGTCAAACGTATATAAAAGATTTATTATCCACCGATTAATTTCCACCAATCGATTGGTTTCCACAATCCTTGATTAATACCAACAAGATAAACTATAAATGATATACCTAATATCATTATGCTTGAAACTATAAAAATTAAAATTCCGTCAATAATTTTTTGGCGGAATTCTTCTTGCGCGTAAATAGCTTCTTGTCTTTTCTTTCTTATGTCTGCTTCTGTTTTTAATAATTCGTTCCACGCACTTTGTCCACGACTAAACATAATCAATCGTTTTAATTCTTCTCGCATATCTTCTGCTTTTTTCTTGGCCATAAAAGTATTCAGCGCTTCTTCTTCAACTGAACCTGCAAAGAAAAGTTTTTTAAATAATGGAGGTCTATTCGCGTGCTCTTCACATTTTTTAATATCACTCATAGCGCCCATCCATCGACCGAGATCTTTAGACATACTTTCCATGTCTTTCCCGAAAGCAAAACCTTTCTTGATCGCGCTAAATGCGGCGCCCGCTATAGTGACTGCGGATACTGGATCCATAACTTCTCCTATGAATTTTTTAATTCATTTCAAAAAATAAACATAATGGGAGAATAATATATTGATAATAGTATTTATATATAATTATTTAACAACTCAAAACGGCAGAGTATATTCTTACGATCCTGCCTTAACCCCCTCGAAAGGAAATCTATTTATGAGATCATTCATAAAAGGACTGGCTGTCCTATTAATGCCACTATTTTTAGTAAGTACTGTATTAGCTGACAAACTTCAAGTCGGCTTTATTTATGTCGGACCGACAGGTGATCACGGTTGGACATATATGCACGACGAAGGACGTAAAGCAGTTGAAGCAGAATTCGGTGATGATGTAACAACTACTTATGTTGAAAGTGTAAAATACGGACCTG